AAGCTATCAATTTCATCTTGCGGAAGTTCAAACAATTCTTGTAATTTTTTAGTCATACAAGTATTTAGTTACTTGCTTCGCCCATTATAAAATAGATCATCTTCGGTGATTACTCTGAATGTATAACCATGATGTTTGCAATAGGCCATTGCAGCCTGCCACTTAGCATGGTTAATTGCTACTACCATTCTTTCCTTAGCGTTAGCAACTTTACTTTCTATAATACTTTGTTTTTTAGGTTTAATCTCAACTATTTCGGCTACCTTTTTTCCAAACTTGTTTTCATAAACTACAAAGAAGTCAGGTATATAGTTCTTAGGTTGTCCAGTAAATGGATTGCGATAAGGTACAGTTATTGCTTCACTAGCCCAATATAATACATTTTTGTTAGTATCACAGAATGTCATAAAGGTAAGTTCCCATCCACTGCGATATCTAGGAATATGTTTACCTACATATTTTTGAGCATTCTTGGGAATGAATGTGCCTTGAGCAAACTTTGCCATGATTATTGCACAATATTACGTGCTACTGGTTGATTAGATTGTGGCACTGTACTCACACCATATAAACTTGTTTTAGATTTAAAACTGTTTAAATAATATGATATAACTTGATTCATTTGTAATTTACTACCAGTACCTTGAATTTGTTCTAATAAATCTAATACAGGTATCTTAGTTTCTTGTGCAATTCTAAATAAAAATACAGTAAAGTTTCCTGCAATTGCTTTTGTATCACATACAGTGTTGAAATATCCATTAACAATGTCAAATTCATTACCACTCACTACCATATTAAATGCGTAGAAATCGTCAAATATTTTTACTGTTAAATCAGTTGATGTACGGTCATCTATAATTCTTGCCATAATTTATTTACCTTATTGTGCGCCGCCGCCACCGCCACCTGTAATATTGGAGGTACCTCCAATCGGAGGAGGAAGTACGTTTCTGCCGTCTGCGGGCTTTACTTTACTTGGTGTAGAATTAAATATAGGTAAATTAAATAATACATTTCTACCTGTGTTATTTACCGGGTTCATGATTGCATTAGTAATTTCTTTATTTACTTGATCTTTAACAGCCTGCTTTAAATTCATATTTTTAAGAGTATTATAAGTAGCACCTGCTTTTTGTATGGCACCTAAATAATTTTTCTTGTTGCCGGACAAATCAGCAATAATTCCACCTACACCATCTACGAGACCGCCCTGACCTAAAATAGTAGATTGGCTGCCGGGTCTAGCAATAGGGCTTATTGTTTTATCAAAATGTGCGTCTAGTCCAAATCCAGGCACAGTATTACTAGGCATCTTTCCATCCATTGCACCTGTAAAATATTTTACGGTTTCATAGTCTATGGACATAGAATTTTCCATAGTACCATTACCTTCAGCGTAATTATAAGTGTCGTGTGCGAACCTAGTAATTATTGGGTTGATTAATGTATATGCTACGTAATTACGTTGATTGAATCCAAATATTGTAATGTTTTTAAAAAATGGGAGTTTAGTTTGACCAGTACTATATTCAGTATATCCATTAACTGTATTCCCCGTTTCTCCTACATATCCCCAATCAGTATTATTGGTAATATCCGGGGCATATATATTTCTTGTATTATAATTAGTATTATTAGTACTACCGGTACCTGATCCACTAGCAACTGCTGCTCCTGATATTGATACTACTGGTTTACTTGCATCTTTATAGTAGTATGTATAATAATTATACCACATGTTGCGGATCATACCGCCGCCTGTAGGACTAGTTGATGCACCACCATTATCATCGTGGAAAACAATATCTATTGGCTCATATTTAATCTTTGTTTGTACAATACGTTTACGATTGTATTGATTCATCGTGTGTGTATCAAACGTATAGTTTGGTAATTTAGCTGTTTTAACAGCTAAACCAAAATTTGCATCATCTGGTACTCCAACTACATATGCGCTAGGGTTGATTTCAAAATAGACATGGAATAAAAATTTAAACTTAGGTGCATATTGATATGCATTGGGTATAAATGTTTTTGCGGCGTGAGTATAGTCACGCAGGTATTCGCTGCCGAAAAACCCTGCGGCTGCATCTGTTGCTAACTTTTGAAAGAACCCTGACATATTTACCTATAACTAATAGTTATTAGGTTGTTGCACCAATACCAGTAGTAGAACCTGTAGAACCTGCTAATGAACGTGCTGCCGCAATTCTACCGCCTGTTGTACCTAGACCTGCAGTCAATGGTGATTGAACTGCATTATCAAAACGAATTGATAATTGTATTGTTACAACTTCGTTAGAACTATAAGCTAAGTTATTATAGTTAGCTGCCTGTAAGAAACATCCATATACTTCCCAAGTTTCTAGTACGACTGGTGCAGTATTTCCATTACCACCGTCTAAGATTTCAATATTTGTTTGAAACTTATAATCTTGACCTGTAGCGGCTGAAGCTTGTTGTACAAAGTCCATTTGTTTCTGTAACTGTTGACCTACTAATTTAGAAACGCCACCTGACGCATCATCACGAACATTAACTGTTAGTGGTTGCCACTCATGACGTCCTGCCAAATACATTGTAGAGTTATAAACTGGTATATTAATTTCACCAAAACTAACTGATGGGCGTGTTACGTCAATAACTTGCTTAGTTAATTCATTAGTGGCATTACTAACACCAAAATTTATAAAGTTAACTCTAAAACGATATTGTAGTTTGGGCATTAACAAGCCCTGATTTCCGCCTGAGTTGTCTGACGCTACGGTCATGTTAAATAATGATTCTGAGGCTGCTGCCATGTTTTTCTCCTGTTATTAATATTTATCTATCTAAATAGATACCCCTTTCGGGGTATCATATTTTATTATTGTGCACCGAGTTCACCAGTGTTCAATATACGAACTGGTATATAGATGAATTCAGCTGCCTTAACAGGCTCAACTGCAACATCAATCCAAAGTTCATTTCTATCAATTCTTGCCGGTGTGTTGTTACTTTCGTCACACACTACAAGATAATCATATAGACCGCGTTTGGCAACTAAATCAACCATCAACGTTTGTACAACACCTGTAATTTGATTACGTGTTAATGCATCATTAGGTTCAAATACAAACGGTCTTGCTGCCAATGTTAATTGTCTACGTATATAAGCAATTAGTCGTGCAACGTTAGTTCTATCTAACGCACTTGAACTATTAAAGCTAGTCTTGTTACCGTAATTTAATAATCCAACACCAGTAAAGAATACTAGAGGATTAATAAAGTTAATGTACAATACGTCACGTATACCTAAACGAGTCTTGATTGGCATAAATTCACCGGTCATACTATCAATATAACCAATACTTAATGCATTGTCAATTGTACCACGACGAGTACCGGCTGCCGCTAACCAAGGATAACTAATAGTATCATTGCGTAAGAATGTACGTAACATCATATATGATGGGGGTACTGCAACTTGGTTACCTTGCAAGTCAGTCGCTATACCACTTGGGTAGAATAGACCCATGTATGTATCACGATTTACAAGACCTTCTTCTCCTGTACTTGTTGCACCTGCTTCATTATTAGCCCATGCTTGAATTGCAGTTGCACTGTCTGGTAAACGCATTGGTGTATCACCTAAGATGTAACCAGTTTGACCACGATCATTATTCAATGTAATCATGCCAGGTTGTAGTTCTGGATAATTAGGTGTTGCAAGCAAGTTGAAGAAATTATCTTCATCACGTATTGCTGTGTTAGTAGCAATTGCCGCGTTCAATGATTGAACAACCATTGCACGTTGTGCCTTACGACCCATATATGGACTACCGTCAGCCATGTTGCCACTTACTGTTACCCAAGTATCAGTATAAGTAGGTAATGTTGCACCTGGGAAATTAGTACTATTAAAATAATCTGATCTATACTGTTTTACATTATAACCACTACGGCGTGTGTTAAACAATAACATACCTGATGGATATAATGTTGGACTAGGTGCATCTAAATCTAAATTATTACTAGTCAACAAACTAACAATAGTTGGAATAGGATCATCTACTGGACTAATAGTATTTTGATTAGTTGACCAACGTGCATCAGCAAATACTACACCTTTACTACTTGTTTGATCTGTGTTATTTATTAATACCCATTGATCGGTACCACTAACACTTTGCCAACGACTGATAATTGGATAATTTTCTAAGTCGCTAGTGTTAATCCATATATCGCCGTATACTAGTGGTGTGCCGTCGCTTTGTACCATTGGTTCTGTAGAACTAACTATTGGTCCATTTGGACTAGTAGTTTTTCCACTATATGTTGGTAACGGGAATCCGTTGCTATCATAGTTGCGATTACCATAACCATACCAACGACCTGAAAAGTTAATCATAATATCAACTTGGTCTACTACACTATAGAACCAATTAGTATCATTAGCCGGTGCCATTGCTGGTGCACCTTCATTAGAAATATATGTGAACTCAACCCAATTACTTAACTGTGCTAAGTATTTTGCTGATGATGAACCTGACACATATGTAATTGCTGTTGCGGCGCCGGCTGATACTGCAGTAACCTTAACAACTAAATCATTTGCCGGAGAAGCACCTCCTAAACTAGTGCCAGGTATAGTGATAGTGTCACCAATTGTATATCCACTGCCACCGCTGTTTGAAACACCGTCACCGTTGACGATATATAATCCACGTGTTACTCTTATAGAATAAGTTGCACCTGAGCCTACACCGCCTGTACCGGTTGTTACAAATGTTGTTTCATTGCTATTACCGTATTTTACTCCAGAAGTTCCTATTGCAAATCCAGCTGCAGTAATTAATCCGTTAGATACGTTAGTATTAGTAAATGAAGAATTTAAATAATCACTTAACTCAATTTCTCCGCCTTCTGTATGTACTAGTTGAATAGAACCATCAGTAGCTATACTTGCAGTAGTATATGGAATATTAGCCGCTGCCCAAGCAGTAACAAAATTAGTTGCAGTTGTATTATTAGCAAGTGTAAAATCATATGGCCCAAGTAATGTTGTGCTACCAGGAGCACTTACATACACGTGCATATAGTACGGACCACCGGTAAATTGTGGATTAGTATTAGTGCCTGTAATTACTGTTGGACCGGTAGCAATTCTTTCCCACATGTAAAAAGGTGCTGTTGCTTGCAAACCATTATAATTATATTGACCATATATAGTTCCTGCAGGAATTGCTTTTCCGCCGGTAGCATCTAAATTAGCACTAGCTGACCAATCACTAGTATATAATGATACATTTTTAACAGACCATGATTTTGTTGCATCCCTAAACTCTGACAAGACTGGGCCCAAACCATTACCAGCAGAACCTACTTTAATCCACACAGAACCTGTTGGACGAGGAGTTGTTTGGCTAGTTGTCCATAATGGCATTTGAGCACTAGTTCCATAAACAACCAAACTTTGATAATATGTCCCTGTTGTAATGCCCATATCAGCTAATGCAGTACCTGTTCCATTGGTTATAATAATACTAGGTGAACCTGATGTTAGAACTTGGTTACTAAATAAACATATTTTACCATTACGAACCGTTGCACGTAATCCTGCCCAACCTAAATTATTAATTGCAGTAGCAACACCTGCAATATTATTATTAGGAGATGCAGGAACTGCAACAGAAGTTGAAAACAATCCTGACAGGTCAATAGTAAATGTATTACCGGCAGTTAATGTAGGATTAGAATTAGAACCTTGAATAGTTGGAACATCTAATCTCCAATCTTCTGTTCCTAAAATTGACCATGCATTGTTAGATGTTTTATAAAAATATGTTCTATTATTTGCATTAGTAGGCGCACCAGTACTTTGTATTGCATTTACTGCATAATCACCTATATTACCAATACTGTTTTTAGGAACACCTGCGGTCAAATCGTCAGCCATTGTAATTACAATAGGATCTTGTAGAGTGAATTGACCAGTAGTTTGATTGAATTCATATATGCCCCATGTACTGGTAGAAGTATCTAACCAATATGTACCGTTTTCTGGGTTACCTGTTGGACGACCTGTTTGACCAACTAAGCTAGATAGGTCAATATCAGCACGTAATACATAGCAACGATTTGTTACACCTAGTGTACTATAGGCTGCTAATAAACCATATTCATTTAATTCATAACCTTGAATTGGTG